GTCCGCTTTAGGATCGACTCCCCATTCATTTGCTGCAGCTTTTAATTCTGTTTCATTTTTACCTTTGCCACAATAATCCCAACCCAAACTGTTAAGATCAAATCTAAATCTATTTTCATTGACCAGAGAAGCAGCGATCATGGTATCTACAATTCTTCCATTAATTTTAATTCCCATTTTTCGAATCCAACACACATCATACATTGCATTATGAAAAACTTTATCTGCAGGACATTCACAAACATCTCTAAACCATTGAATTACTTTACTTTTTTCGAGGTTCCCTCCTCCTTCATGATCGAAGGGAAAGTATCCTGAGTAGCCGTCGACAGCTACGGCGATACCGACAACTTTGCCATTACCAACAACAGAACCGGATCCTTTTGATTTTAAATCTGGATCATAAGTTTCTAAGTCGATGGCAATTGTATCTGCTTGTCTTAAATCTGGAAACTCTTCGGGTTTGACCCACTCTGTTTGTGCTTCAATCATTTATTTTATAAAAAGTATACCATAGTGTTAATTCTTCTCCTTCTTTGATGTCTTTGAGTGTTATTAAATTCCATTTATTAAAACTATATGAAGGTGTTTTATCTTCGTTGGTAAATTTGAGTTTCACTTTATCGCAGTTAGGATTATCACTATGATTGAGAAATCCTCCTAAGGGTGTTCGGATAATAGTTTTTCCAAATTGTAAATGAGTCATACCAAAGTTTGTTGCCACAGGAACAAACTGTTTGGTAAAAACGCCAATGCCGTGAATATCAGAAAATCCTAAGCGTAATTCTTTGGGTAAGGGTTTATACATCGGAGTAATCTCTTTCCATAATCATTTCAATAAAGTGAATTGCTTTTTTTAAATCTTCCTTTCCTCCTTTATCTTGGTGTCTCAAGATATATTTAATAACACTTCCTTCTGGGTAAAGCAACTTGTTCTCGACAACAAATTTGCTGGGCTGAATTTTATATTTGATATAATGTTTTCCGCCGATCTGTTTTTTCCATACACTCATATTTTAAATTCTTTCAGTTTGTTTTTACATTTTATTAAATATAAATTTTCTATAGTTCGCGTGATTCCTACATACCACACCCTAAATTCCTCTTCTTCTTTTGCTTGAGATTTCTTAGACCCTTTGATAGTATTCGTCGTTTGATTTAAAAATAAAACTACATTTGTTGCCTCTCCTCCTTTAGCTCCGTGAATCGTTGATACTTTTATACGTGGAGATTTGGATAAATCTTCTTCATTATTAATCATGGCCCTCATATATTGTCGTTTAGTTAGTGCAACATTTTTAAAAGCTTCATCCCAACTTAGATTAATATTAAGGTTTGTTTCTCCTGTTAATTCTTCTAGTCTTTGTCTTTTTATATCTGCTGGTATTAAGCCTTGTCTTAATTCATTCCAGATTTGAATATCTTCGTGTAAAGTTTTTCCTATACTATTTCCCTGGGCTGTATTAAAATATAGCCCTTTTCTTTTTAGAAAAGGAGGGATGGGCTTTAATAAAGCTTTTGTTCTTGTTAATATTAACCAGTCTCCTTTAGTTAGATCAATGTCATTTAATTTGTAGCGTTGATAAATATTTCCGGGAATGTCTCTAGGTACATAGTCTTTAGGGATTCGGTTGAAAGGAATTCGTTGAATAATACTTGAGGCTTTATCTTGAACTAAACTAGGTACTCTTTCAGATTTAGTTAATAGAATTTCTCTAGACTTCCATTTAATAAATGAATTAACATCAGCGCCAGCCCATCCAAAGATAGCTTGATCATCATCACCTGCTATCCATATATCGCATTGCGTTTCTTCTTCAATTTTTTTAATCATAGACCATTGAATTAAGGATAAGTCTTGGGCTTCATCTACGAAGATAACTCTAAATTTAGGGGATTTTCCTTTGTCTAAAAATCTTTGAATCATGTCTGTAAAATCAATTAGGCCATATATTTTTTTATAATTATTTATTTCTTTTTCAATTGCAATAATCTTTTCTCTAGTTATCCAGGTTAGATGTTCATTGAGATCAAATTGATCTCCCACAGAGATTTGTTTTACTCTGGCTAAGTTAATTAGACTTAAGTACTCACTGTCTGACGAAAAAATACCATTAAAATTATTTGTTTCATGAGATGCATATTTAATTTGAATACCACATGTTTCACCAATTGCTTTATAATTACCTTCTTGCATAACGTTTTCTTCTTTTAATCCAAGATTATTAAAAGCTAGGGAGTGAAGAGTTTGAAAATATTTTATATCTTTTTTAGTTAGATCTGTGTTTTTGGCTAAGAATCTATCTCGGGCTTCTCTTGCTGCCTTACGAGTAAAAGCAAAGTATCCAATTTTATCGAGCGGTGTATCTTGTTTAACATATTGATGAACCTCCTTTAAGAGTCTTCGTGTTTTTCCGGTACCTGGAGGACCAATTACTTTATATCGAGCCATTAATAATTAGACTCCTTGCGTTCGACGGGTTTATGATTTTTCTTATCAGCATGAAGTTGGGCTACCTTACAGACCTTGAGAGTTTTTCCATCCACATTTAATGAATGATCAAATTCAACATTACATCGATCTTTTAGTTTTTGTGCAATTTTTTCTTCTGGAATTTTCCACCCGTTACCGAGATGTTCAATAAAAGAATTAAATCTAAAGTAATGAAAACCCTCTTCAGTAAGACAAGATCCAAGGTTAAGTTGGCTTCTTTGTTGAGCCTGTGGACCATTAATACAGTATTGAAATAATTCTTCTTCTAGTCTGTCATCTAGTTGAGTTCCTTTAGGAGGCTTAATTTTTTGACCATTCTTACGCCATTCATTAAGCTTTGCTCTAAATTCTTTTGGTTTTAAAGGTTCAAAATAAGTTCCAGTTTGCTGCCAGACTAAATCGAGTACTTCTTTCTGTCGTGTCATTAGTTTTGTATTGGGTATAATAACTTGAGCATTTTCATCATTAGGCATAATAACATTAAATCTATATTCAGGTTCGGCATACGCAATCATTTCAAAATCTTGAATCTCTGGAAATATGGAAACGCTATCTGATTTGACGCCGAAGGGTCGTTTATAACAAAGACTTCGCATACATTTATCTTTAATTGGATCTTCATAACAGGTATGCCCTGCAGTTTCGCCTTTCCATGCTTTGAGTTTTGAATCGAGTTTTGCTTTATCCCAAGGATCTTGAAGATAGCTATAATTAGCCGCTGAGACTTGATCCGGCCATTTGTCTTTGTATTTCTTTTTCGCAAAGACCATGTAGTTATACATAAATCTGTCTCTGCCATCATCTAATTTTGCTTTAGAGCATAGTGCCAGACAAGGAGGACCATCTGTAAATTCGGCATTGGTCCCAAGTAATATATTTCTGTGAGTTTCTTCAACTAATTTATTCAATGTTTCTTTATTAATTTTAGAAGCATTAACAGATTCGATAAATTTTTCTAAAGATAGTTTAGAATTGTTTTTATCTATTGCATAACGGTTTGAATTCCCATTATTATAGTAAGGTAGGTTAATAAAGTTACCTGGTTTTATGTCTCCTTTATTATCCTTCTGTAGTTCTTTCTGTTTCGGAAAAACCTCAGTCGTAGGTTTTAATCCTAAAGGAAGTAGAAAAGCTTTTAATGCTTCTATTAAATCAATTGTGGGAATAGGTTCTGTTAAAAATATATAAATATGAAGCCCACCACTTTTAGAGAGGATAGGGATTAAAGGTAATTTATACTGTTGAAAGAGTGCTAAATAATTTTCGACTTTAAATGTTCCATAATCAGGTGGATCTATATCAATACATCCAAATTGGGCAGTGCCATCGATTCGACAGGGTTGAATGCCAATGGATTTTTTTCCTAGTAAATGATCTCTATAATCTGTCTCGGTGACGGGACGCCCCGCCCATTCATAATTGGGTTTAATTTTATTTTTGTCGGCGTCTATGGAAGGATTAGACATGTCTGCCATGCCAAAGTCTCCTTCATAGCCTTTAAATAATTCTATAAATTCTTTTTCCATAACGATCCC